CACCCTTAACGCTCTGCCAAGCAGAACCGTCCCAGATATAAATCTTATTGTCGTCAGTGTCTAAAGCGAGCTGTCCGGTAAACGCACCAGCACCCGGCAGGGTTGTGACAAGGTCAACGGTTGCTTCGTCAGCGATCTTGGCAGCCGTAACAGCATTATCAGCCAGTTGAGTCGCTGTAACCGCGCTATTTGCAAGAGCAGTTCCTGCAATCTGTGCCGATCCAAATAAAATCTTGGCCCCAGGTATCCCTCCACTTGAAATCAGATCAACGCCTGAGTCAATCAGGGCGCTGACTGTAATTTTCTTGGTTTCAGATGCGCTTGAATCGACGATGGCAAGCTCATCTGCCGCAGCTAGGTTTCCTCCGGTAAGGGCCGAAAGCTCACTAATCTTCAGGTCAGCCATTAGCGGTCATTCCTCTGCGGTTACTCGTCGTTTTCTAACGCTAGTTTAGCGGTTGCGTCCTGATCCAAAAGTATATCGTCAGAGTTCTCTTGAAGGATCTTCTCTGGAGTGGTGAGATTCATTCTGATCTGTATGGATCCTGTGGTTATAAAATCCGCACTAATTTGAACCAGTGAGTTAGGCGTGAATTGGACCGCGCAAGCCGTTAAAACCCCTGTCACTTGATACCAAATTGAATCGTTTTGGGCATTTGAGTGCCCTGCTGGGTTGTAACCAGAAGTTTTTAAATAAAATTTGCCAGAAAATGAGCTGCCAACTCTGGTCCTGAGGGCAAGCTCTAACAGGTAATGAGGCAATTCCTTCGCTGTATCTCCCGTATATTCCCATTCGCAACTCATTCGCCCAGAGCCAGACATTACCGTAGAAATCCGGCTACGGAAATCATCCGCCAGCGTCGTTGTGTCAACAGTTTCTCGCTCCGTATTTAGTTCATATTGCTGCACACGACTTAGTACACGATATGAAGCATTCTCGACTTTAACTTTTACTGGAATGCTATTTCCAGGTGTCGCTAGGGTTGTTGCGTTAGCTGTTCCGCCATTCACGGCATGAGCGAAAGAATCGTATAATCTAATCCCGTCAAGTTCATCAACAAAAATAAATTTCTTTACGCTACTGTCGGAATAACTATTAATGAAGTCCAAGGCAGTGCCATCAGTACTAGTAATTTCTATTTGATCGCCAGTAAGCAGCTGACCGTGCTCAAAGTCAAAGCTAAAACGCTTTCTAGTGACGTTCACATCACCGGTATCGATTGTCGAAAACAGCTCGCCACCATCAAACTGCCTTTGCAGCTCAACCTCCCCAAATGTCCCTAGATAGACGGTCATCAGATTGTTGCGGTTGACAACGCGCCCGTTCCAACAAAAGAAATTTCTGCTCGAACTAAATCAGCAGTTGCAGCGCCCATGCTTGCACTTGTGACGTATGCCGTCATCTTGATGTCGTTGTTGTCCGTTCCATCAATCCAGCGGAACGTCAATTCAACCGTGTCTGTGGAGCTGACGCCAGCTGTTCCGGTCTTAATCAGTTTGCTAAGAATGCCAGTCGTATTGATTGAGTCTGAGTCGTCCTTGTAATAAAGCAAAGACGCACTTCCTGAATAGCCAACAATGCCAGGGGAATAGCTGCGGATGCTGTCGCTCAACGTAGTGGTCTCTAACGTCTCCAGATCACTTTGGAACGAGAAACTGACGACCTTAGCCACAGTCGTGCCAGCTATCTGCAAAGCGCCATCTCTGCCGGTGTAAAACTTGGCCATCAGCTCACTCCAACAGCAATAAAGCTCACTGTAACGCTACTTATGCCCGGTCGAACTTGAGTGATCGAAACAGGTTCTGCGTATCGCCATTGAACTGCTGCTCCAGCATTAAAGAAATTTGAGGAGCCTTCCCAGCCTTGGCCAATCGTTGAAATGGCAGTGCCAAAGTCAAAAGTCTGATAAGTGCCTTTCTGGTCGTAATAGTGCTGTGCGAATTGCTCGGCCTGAGTGTCAGTAATGTTTTCGTAACTCAGCGAAAGCGTGTGGTTGACCCTCTTGTCTCCATAAAGGATCCTGACCTCGGACCCGTTTTGAGACTTGAATTTCTTTACAGGCCAGTCGCCATAATCAAAGGATCTTGCCGTTGGCGCAATAGTAGGGAATGCCATTAGTTCACATCGCCTCCAACAAACTCAAAATTGCCACCCTCACCTAGCGTGTCAAGCGCCAGCAAGCTTCTGCCTGCTGAGTCTACTGCGTAATTGCTGGCCTTTATCGTGACAATTCCATCCTCGTTCACGTCAAGAGCCTCAATCTGATAAATCTGCGAATCTTCGTTAGAGCCTCCTCTTACAGAAAACACCGTTCCAAACAACTCAGTGGCAACACCGTTCTTGATCTCTAATGTGCCTTCTTGGATTACAGCGTTCTGACGGTTCCAATAGAAAACTGGATAGTTACCGTCAGCCAATGGGACAACGGAAATGACACCGCCACTGTCGTTGATGACCCCATTGTTCTCAGGGCGATAAGGGCTCATCTCACTAGCAACTCGAATAAGGTTGCCCGGCTCAAGGCTTAAACCCCAAGGCAAGGTTTGGAACGTGATCGTGTGAGTCTGATACCTGCGGATTGCAAGAAAATAGCGAGCAACTTTCTTGGCATGCTCGGTGCTGTGGATATGAGGAAAGTCAAATTCCTCGACAGGCAACTCAGAACTGTTCGCAACATCCGTATAGCGAACGACAAGAGTCCTTTGCTCTGGGAACTGATTAACCCTGGATTGAGTGTAAAAAACTGAAGCTTGAAATAGTTTTCTTTCCTCCATCTCTAACCAGTTAATTTCTAGGCTATCTTCAATGATGTTGCCTTCAGTAAACATTCCTGAGATTGCTACCGGTTGAGATGCGTCAATGACCCCATCGTTGCTGCGGTAAGGGAGCGCAGGTTCAAGCGACATCCTGCCGTTCTTCATGCTTGTAAAGCACAAAACGCTAGGAGCTTGAGCAGCAAGCCAAGTCCGAAGGTTGATAGGCTCAGCAATTACATCGTCCCAAAACAATTGATTGGCTCGTAGATATTTGGCAGTTACGATTAACGCCTCACGGTCAATTAATCCAGCGTTGACAATTGCTCCTGTCCCGGTGTCTTTATTGGTGGTTAAGTACCACATCAGATCTGTAAGCAAATTACTAGGAGCAACGTCATTGTCTAACAATCGTTCAACGTGAATCCCATCCTTTAGGTAACATCGAAGCTGATCAAGCTGCGAAAAATTATCGCTTGATTTTAGCTTTAATCCCGCAACAGCACATCCCTCGTAATCAGCGCGATCATCTTCACTAAGGGTTTCGTTGACATAGATTATTTCGTGCTCTGGCTCGCTGTCGCAGCTGCGAGTGATTAAATCCCCGTAATGCGAGACTTCAGCAACTCCGCTATATCGCTGAAAAGTTCTAGTCCCAAACTGTGGGTTGTCAAATTCTTGATAGGTGGTGCCGTACACTATTTCGTATCTAAAGCCAAATTGAATGCCGTTAGCGTTGCGAGCATGTTTTACAAACGTATCGCCTATGTTCCAGTTGCCGTTAATGGTATTAATCGTAGTAGCAACAATTACCCACCATCTATTTCTATCTGTATGATCATAGTTTCTTTCTATGGCTTTGATAGAAAGCGTCATATAAACTTCTCGACCTGAATCTCTTGTGTATTCCCAGGGAATGTTAATTTGAGTGCCTACCGCAATGTTGTCAAAATAAGGATCTTGCCCTGAGGCTATAGACAAGACATTGCTCAAGGTATTTTCTCTGATGTTATCCCCTGCTGAGTAACTCGGACCCGCTTCGTTTGCAGTAACACTTACCAAGCTAGCGTTTTTCTTTGATGGGTCCGGCAGAAACCCGCCATAACTAAGGTTGATGCGTCCTTCGTCGTCGGTTAACAGCTCAGGGACGACGGCCATTTTTAGATGCGTAAAATAATCTATCGGACGCCCAAAATACCCTCTGCCGGAAATCGTAAACGTTCCAAGATACGTTAAAGACGTCCAACTTTGTGAAGGCGTTCTTGCTCCATCAAGAATAAAAACATCTCCAGCCCCTGAGCTTTGTTGTGTTGGAATGGCGCTGTTAAAAGGCCGTAGCCTGTATTCAAACTGTTCGCGAGAAGGATGAATGACCCTGATGAACGAGTAAATGTCAACAGGCGAATCTCCTACTACAGCAAAAAGATACGGTCCTACGTTTGTCCAACCCTTGTTGTTTGTAGCCGTTTCGTCGTAATTACTTAGACGCACGTCAAGCGCAAACAGTGACATTCTGTGGGCGTAAGTTGTCATCTTTCCGCCAGTAACTTGAATATCGTCTTCGTTTAGTTGGGCCATTATGCCTGGAGACTTTAACGTGTTAAAGTTTGTTATTCCGTTAAATCTTGTCCATACCTGAGATTTAATGCCAATCTCAGTAACGTCACAAGACCTAGTGTTTTGGAACGTGCCAATCTCATACCTAAGGATTGGGTAGTACGACTCTTCAATATCAGAAAACGGTAGATACCTCTCGTTTTCAATCGCCGCACGATCCACAATGCCTATCTTGCGCTGTTGACGGCTCCAACCTTCTAGGCATTTTAAAGTAATCCTGAATCCATTACCTGAATGCCTTTCTGGGTCATACCTTTCGGTGGGGCGCTGAATGACTTGCCAAGTAGACCTGCCAATCATCCATGTCGATCCGTTGCTTAGCAATTGATCGTAACGAGTAGATTCCCCTTGA